GCTGGTCCTCCGAAAATAAGGATAGATGCCATGAAGCTGTAATTTAACTCTACAAGAGGAATGAAGGAAGATTGGTGAGAATCATCGAACGCCGGATGTAGCTAGGCGTGACAGCCGGAGAGACGGCTTGGGTCGGCGGCGTGGTGGGAACATGCAATATCTGCATCAGGGATATGGCTCTCCTTAAGGTGCAGAAGCCAATAGCGGGTTCGAATCCCGCCCGACCTGATTGATAGAGTTTTTGGTAGCCAAGCCGAACGGAAACTCCGGGGCATTTTTTTTATGCGGAGGGTGTGTTGTGAAAGCAAAGTTGGTGCATTATCAGCACAAAGACAACGGTTTAGCTTTGTACATTGTTCCGGAATCAGAAATTGAAAGAGCGGTGTTGCGAGCATTCTGGGAACACGGAAAGCTTGAGACGACCAATGGCATTGCGGACAATTCAGAGCAAGGTTTTGCGGTGCGGTGGAGATGTGAACAGGTAGCCAAGCCGGTCGAGTACGAAGATCGCGGCGGTTGATGATCCGCTGTGGGGACAATTTTCGAAGGGTTGAAAGGAGATTGCGATGGGCGTGGAGGTGACAGATGGCGAGTGACGCAGGTTGATCGTTTCACCCGTGGTGTAATCCAGGAAACACACTCAGCCGAGGCTGAAAGCTGCGGGTTCAACTCCCGCCGGGTGAATTGGGTTGGTTTGGAATGTAACTTTTTGGAGGTGTGGCGATGGAATTAATTCCAGAATGGGCGATGGAAATGAGGGCAAAAAGCCAGGTTTTGGAAACTCGGCTCGACCACTTTCCAAACTGGATGAAGCGATCGATAAACGCTTATTTAATCAAGAACGGGGTCAAGAAGAAGAATTCATATTATCCTTGGATCCTGAACAGCATTGGCGACATTGAATTAGATCATTGGGGGACCTGCGATGGCGGGACAGTTTTTGTAAATGAACCGTATTTTTGCCAGATGTATGGACATCAAAAGATAGCAGAACTGCTTGGATTGCATTTGACGGTTATTCCGCAAGAAAAAAGCTTTTGGTTTCCAAATAGGACGTTCCGATACGAGCTTCGTCATTCTGACATAAGCTTTTTTTAACACCGAGGCACCCATGAACAAAGCAAAATTGAAAACATACATCGACACGGCCAATGCTTACCGCAAAGCTGAAGCCGAAATGCAAGCGGCAGCAAGGGAGCTAACGGGCGATCTGTTCGCTGATCGCTACACTGGCCCCATGATCGCGGAAGCAACTGGGTGGTCAAAAACGAGCGTCTACAAAGTCGCAAAGGGGCACTGGCTGGCCTCGGCTGATTACCTCGAAGCGATGATCGGGCTTGCTACCGGTGAGCCGGTAATCAAGCAGCGAGTTTCCCGAGCAGCACAACCTGACTTCCACGGAGCATAGGCCATGATCGAAAAATGGTTGCCGGTGCCAGGGTATGATGGCAAGTACGAGGTTAGCAACCTCGGCAGTATCAGATCACTTTGGACTGCCGAAAAGATTGTGCTAAGGGCAGGCAAGCAAAGCAAAGGATACCTCACTGTATCGCTGGCAGATGGAATTAGGCCAAAGCATAGCAAGAGCCATCTTGTTCATAGATTAGTAGCGACTGCGTTTTTAGGCGATCCTCCAGAGGGAAAGACTCAGATCAATCACCTGGATGGTAATCGAGAAAACAACTGCGTCACTAATCTGGAATGGTGCGACTCAAAGCACAACGCAAGGCACGCTGTGGTGGCTTTGAAATCTGGGATAGGTCAGCGCAATAGCCGATGTAAGCTCACGGATCAGCAGATTGCTGAAATACTTGTACGCTTGGCAAGGGGTGAGAAGTCTACTCGATTTGCTCACCTATATGGAGTTTCTGACAGGTACATCAGAGACGTTGGCAAAGGAAAGTACCGTGGCCAGTCGCACCAAGATTTTATTCAGACTGTTCGCGAACTAGATCAACTAAAAGGAGCCTAAGCCATGAGCAAAAAGACGATCGCACAAATCACCCTTCGTGATGGCGTTTGGCGGATTGATGCACCTGGCGTGAAGGGTGGCTTTGTTTGCATGGGCGACCGTGAGGCAGATCGGGCTGCTTGGTTCGCTGAAATGGAGTACGGCTACGGCACGCCACATTCAAAGCCGTGGCCTCCAGGTGAGTGGTCCTGCGAGAAGGATCGAGCAGTGTACTACTCAGCGAGCGACACCGTCGAACTCTCTCCAGAGGCTCAAGCTATCTTGCTTGACCAGCCCGAGCCAAAGGACGATGAGCCGGTTGAAGGTGGTGCGATCTGCATCGCTTGTCTCTGCGCCCTGGCTGCTATTGTGATCCTGCTGATCGCAATGGTGGTCGGTATCGTGCAGTCCTTCGCTGCGATGCTCGATGACAGCCCAACAGCGGCGACTGGTGCTTTGCTGGCGGCTTGGTGTGGTATTACAGCGTGGTTCGGGGCGTGGTCGCTGGATATTGGAGGTTGAGATGGACTCAATTTTGAAGCAGCGGGAACTGGTCGAGCAGCGGCTAAAGCAGCCGGATGATATGGGTGAGATGGCGTGGCTCTTTCGGGTCTACAGCATGATCGCAGTTGACGGCGACACATTTTACGCCCACGTCGATTTAGGTTTCGGTGTCTGGAAAAGGGAGCGGTTCCGCCTGCTTAGGTGCAATGCTCCAGAGCGAGGACAACCGGGATGGTCGGCAGCGAAAGAAGCTCTGATCGCTGCGACGAAGTGGGATCCAGACACCTACCTTTGGTCACGTAAGACCAAACGTGACAAATACGGGCGATACCTTGCGGATGTCTGGTTCAGTGGTCGCCAAAAGTGGCTTTCTGACATCATGCTTGCCAGTGGGCTGGTCGAGGAGTACTTGCCATGAGTGACGATTTACTAAAGCGTGCTCGCCAGTGGGCGGATCGGTTCGGACCATCGAACTGCTGGACGGGCACCAGTGGCGAAGCAGCAACGATCATTCACCATCTGCTGGAACTGATCGAGGCGAAGCAGGCGGAGGTTGATAGCTTGACTGTCAGGCTGTCAGGGCAACGGTTAGAGGGCACGATTGAGGAGGTGATGATTTATGGGCACGAGATTAGAAGCAGTGACGTCTGCGGAGTACGATGCTGCAAGGCGAAGCTACATGGGGTCCCACAGTCTGGAGCGATTCAGGAGGAGCCCGATGGAATTCCAGTTGATGGCGAAGGGGATGATTCAAGATAAGGACTCCAGCGCGTACGCTTTTGGGCGTGCGTTCCATTGCTGGTTCTTGGAAGGTGAGGCGGAATTCCATCATCGGTACGTGGTGAGTGAAGGACCGATCAACGAGAAGACGCTAAAGCCTTACGGTCGCGATACGAAAGCGTTTCAGGAGTGGATGGCTGCTAACGTCATGCCGGGTCAGGAGTTGATTACCGGTGAGGAATTCAGCCGGATACAGCAGATGGCGGAGGCGACGAAGGAGACAGCGGGAATCGAGTATTTCGAGCGAGGACAACCCGAGGTCACGATTCGCGGCGACATCTTCGGTGTTGACTGCCAGAGTAGGCTGGACTTTTTGAACGCCACCGAAGGCTACTTCGTGGACGTCAAAACAGATGCCGAGCTCGACACCTTCGTCTATCGCTTCGGCAAATTCGGCTATGCTAGGCAGCTTGCGTTTTATCGTGAGATGGTTCGGGCGTTGGGTACTGGTCATGAGTGGTCAGTATTCGTTTTGGCCATCGAAAAGGAAATGCCGTTTCGATCGCAGCTTTACAGGGTGATGGACTCAACCTTACTTGCAGCACGGGAAGAAGTGATCCAGGCACTGGATCAATACAAGCAGTTGCGACTGCGTGAAGGTGAGTTTGAGTGGCCGATTTCTTTAGTTTATGGGCAGAAAGTGGAGGTGATCTGATGACCAAGTTTCAGGTTGGCGATCGGGTGCGAGTGCGGAAGCCTGCGGACGTTGAGCGGGGGCCGTTTTGGGTGGATCAGATGGACAGGTTTGACGGAACAGTCCAAGTAATCCGACAGGTTTGCACCAGCGATGAGGTATTCAGGTTTGATGGGGATCCTATGAACTGGAATTTCCATTTCGATTGGCTTGAGCCGATTGAGCCAAAGACGCTAAATGTTGGCGAGCCGGTTGAGCGTATGCAATCATGGGTTCCGGACGGCTACAGCGTTGTAGAAATGGCGGTGCCGGATGAGATGGCTAAGGACATAGGCGAGGGTAAGGCGTTGGCGTGGAAGCATCCAGACAATGGCGAAGTGTATTTTGACAAAGAGATGGACATGATTCGTACTAGCGGCCATTTTTACACCACCTACTATCCAGTCGTCGTTTCCACTACCCCACCCGCTCCGCAGTACCGAGAGCCTACGCAGGCGGACGTTGGAAAGATGGTTGAGGTCCGTGGTCGTGAAAAAGAACCTTGGCAGTATCGCGAACTCTTGGCCGTGATCGGAGACGAAAAGATCCGCAGAAGGTTTGTTTGTCGCGATTTTATTGATGGGGTCAGTTCTTTTGCTTGGGAATTCGCCCGCATCAAGATCAAGGAGTCAAAGTAATGGAACTCTACTCAACCCGCGTCATCAAGCCGCGTCGCACCTTCTTGTACGGCGTGGGCAAAATCGGGAAGTCAACGTTTTGTTCGGAGGCTCCTGGCGTTGTCTTCATTCAGACCGAGGACGGCTTGGCGAACATCGATGCAGTCACCTTTGGCCTTTGCACCGATCCCGAGCAGGTGTTCGACCAGATCGGACAATTGCGAACGCAAGAGCACCAGTTTCAGAACCTCGCCATTGATTCTGTGGACTGGTTTGAGAAGCTAGTTCATGAACGCATCTGCCATGAGGCTAGCGTCTCAAGCCTAATCGATATGGGGCACGGCCGCGGCTACACGATGGCGCAAGGTTGGTTCAATCGGCTAACCAGGGAGCTAGACGCACTCATTGCTGAGCGTGGTATGGGGATCTTTTTGATCGCTCACGCTGAGCCGGTGAGGTTCGAGGATCCAGACACCGCATCGTATGATCGCTGGCAACCTAAGCTGGCTAATCTGGTGGTCAAGCACCTGCGGGAATGGTGCGATGAAATCTTCTTCGCCTGTGAGAAAGTCGCAGTCAAGAAGGAGGAGGGGAAAATGGGGCGAGAGGTCGCAAAGGCTGTCCGCGCTGGCGGACGGATCCTGCGGACCACTCCGAAGCCGTCAGCAATGGCGGGCAATCGCTTGAAGGGGATTCCGGAAGAGATACCTTTGAGCTACGCAGAGTACGCGAAGTATCTACCACAGAACCAGGAGGTAACTAAGAATGGCTGAACTTGGAATCAATTGGGACGAAGTGCCAGAGGAGCGGAGCTATACACCGATCCCAGATGGGGACTACTTTGTGGAAATCACATCTGCCGAGCGCGATGACAACCAGATGGAAGGTACGAGCACGCTCAAACTGGAGTACACCATCATCGACCAAAGCCCATTTAACGGGCGGACGGTGAGGAGCAATCACTCGCTATACCATCCAGACCAATCGCGGGTTGAAATTGGTATGGCGACGCTCCAGAACGTTTGCCGAGCGATTGGGCTGATGCGACCTACTGACGATCAGCAGTTCTTGGGTGGTCAGTGCTTCGTTCGGCTGGTGGCGTCCACCGGGAAGAACGGTAAGACCTACACCAACATAAAGGTCTGGTGGTCTGTTGACTCACAAGCACCTCCTCAGAAGGGCGGAGCAATGAAGGCACCAGCGGCCAGGCCAACGGCACCCGCAGCGCCTCCACAGCAGCGACCAGCGGCACCTCCATCGGGTCCGCAGGTTTGGCGACCTGGCCAGGTGCAACCACCCAAGGGATTCTGATCGGAGGCAGTCATGGAAGATGAGACGCTCAAGTGGCTGGATACAACCGCAGGCTGGTTAGCGTCTCGCTTCCGGACTCCAAAGGATGAGGTCTACCAGATGCTGGCGTTGCAGTTGGTATCTGGTCAGCCTCGCAAGTTCGCCCGGCTCCGCGTCATGCGTGAGCTTGGGCAGTCGGAAAGAGCCCACCAGGGGCCATCGGTTGAACGTGAGGCGGTTGAGATGGGGCAGTCAGTAGCGGAACTGACAGCGGCAGAAGTGCTGGATGAGCGATCCTGGCTGATTGTCCAGTTGCGGGTACAGCACGGCTACACCGTGAAACAGGTGGCCGATCAGCTTGGGATTTCTCGGCAGCGTGTGGGGCAAATTTACACACAGGCAATCGAACGATTGAGGGAGGAATTGGGATGAATGAATGTCTCCCGATAAACAAGATAATTTGCGGCGACAATTGCGAGGTGATGCGGAAGATGCCAAGCGAGTCGATAGATTTAGTCGTGACCAGTCCACCTTACGATAACCTCCGAACCTACGGCGGGCATCCTTGGGACTTTGAAGGCGTCGCGCAGGAGCTTTGGCGATTAATTAAGCCGGGCGGCGTAGTTGTTTGGGTTGTTGGCGATGCAACCGTAAACGGCAGCGAAACAGGGACTAGCTTCCGGCAGGCCTTGCGGTTTATGGAGATCGGTTTCAGGCTGCACGATACGATGATTTACCAGACATCGAAGCCGCCAATGAACGACAGGCGATACCAATCGGAGTTTGAGTTCATGTTCGTCTTTTCACGCAACGAACCAGCGGTGTGGAATCCGATCAAGTCACAAACAAAACACGCCGGAGAGCGAGTGAGCGGCACATACTGGAACGTAGATGGAACACAGAAGCCGCGGCATGGAGACGGTCGGCCGGTGGACGAGAGTTTTGTTCGCGGGAATGTGTGGCGAATGGTTGATCGGCAAGGCAATGGGCACCCCGCGACGTTTCCCGAAGCACTAGCCCGCGATCACATCCTATCTTGGTCCAACGAAGGCGATATTATTCTCGACCCGTTCAGCGGATCAGGCACTACGGCAAAGATGGCTAAGCACAACGGGCGAAGATTTATCGGAATCGAGGTCAATCAGGAATACTGCGATATTGCGGAAAAGCGATTGGCTCAAGATGTTTTGTTTTAGTGGGCATTTACTGGAGGGAATTGGGATGAGCGGCGAAACACCATCGGATTTGCTGGCGACACTTCGGAAGCAGTTTGCGAAGCTTCATTTGGAACTAGCGGCAGGCAGGCAGGAGGCAGCGGAGGCTAGGATCGATGCACTTGATCAGATGATTGAGGTGCTTCAGTTTGACGAATGGCAAAACAAAAAAATGCTTGAGGACGAAGGTGCGATCGTCTGGCGTCTGCTGGTGGAAGGCGACACTATTTCGCCTGGTGATCAGCGATGGGATGGATTCGATCAGGAGTGGCGAGAGATTTCGGACGATCTGCACGGTGATTCCGTTGAGCAGTATAGCGTGATCCGTCGCAAAATCTTCCTTCCTGGGTGATCTATCATGCAGCCAAGATGGTATCAAACGGAGGCAGTCGAGGCGATCGCTGCGCACTTCGCAACCAGTAACACCAGCCCGGCAGTAATCCTGCCGACTGGGGCTGGCAAGTCGCTGGTCATTGCCATGCTAGCCCAACGGATGGTCGCCAATGGTGGCCGGGTGGCAGTATTTCAACACCGGGCGGAACTGATTCGGCAGAACGCGGAGAAGTTTCAAGTGATCTGTCCTGATGTTCCGGTTGGGATCTGGTCCGCATCGCTAAACCAGAAAAGCGGTAGTCAGCCGGTGGTGTTCGCCGGCATCCAGTCAGCGGCGAAGGAGGAGAGCCTGCTACACCTCGGCTGGCGAGACTTGGTGATCGCTGACGAATGCCACCTGATTCCGCCCGATGGCGATGGTCAGTGGTTATCGATGCTTCGGTACTGGCAGCGGCTCAACCCTGATTTCCGCTTTGCTGGTTTGACTGCTTCACCGTGGCGACTGGATAGCGGGTCGATTATCGGTCCAGATAGGATCCTTCAGTCGGTGGCGTTCTCGGCACCTATCACACGGCTGATTGAGGAAGGCTATCTGTGCAATCTGATAAGCAAAGACCCAGACAACCACATCGACACGTCGGGCGTCAAGATGGCTGGCGGTGAGTACGTCCTGAAGCAACTCGATGACGCTGCCAGCAAGGACGCTGCTAAGGTCGATCTAGCTTGTCGGGAACTGGTGGCTAGGACTGCGGGCAGGAATTCGGTGCTAGTCTTCTGCTGCGGTCGCAAGCACGCCAGAATGGTGGTTGAGGCAATCGCGAATCTGGAACCCGGAAACGTTGCCTACGTGGATGGGATCACGAGCAAGAGCGAGCGAGAGGACACCCTGGAAGCGTTTGCATCGCAGCAGTTTAAGTACCTCGTAAACATCGATGTTCTTACCACTGGCTTTGACGCTCCTTGCATTGACGCCATCGCCATGCTACGCCCGAGCCAGTCAAAGGGGCTTGTCTATCAGATGATCGGGCGAGGGTTGCGGACACACCAGAGTAAGCAGGACTGCCTGGTCCTGGACTTCGCGGGGAACCTAATCACGCATGGGCCAATTGATTCCTTTGCGGATGACTACCGGACAACCCAGCGCGGCGAAGGTGGCGAGGCACCTAGTAAGGTTTGCCCGGAATGCAAAGAGATCGTTCACGCAGCGGCAACACAGTGTACCCAGTGCGACCACCAGTTTCCCGAAAAGGAGATCAAGCACGACATTCGGCCTGCGGAGGTTCGGGTGCTGTCAGGTGGTGAGGACGCAATGGAGACGGTTGACGTGGAGAGCGTGAGTTACAGCGTCTACGCACCGGACCACAAGCCGAGGATGTTGCGGGTAACCTACAAGCTCATCGGCGCTGCGGCGGTGGCTGAATACATTTGCTTGGAGCATACCCAAGGATCCTGGCAGCAGAAGAAAGCATCGGCCTGGTGGCGTGATCGCTCGGATGTCCCGGTTCCCGATTCCGTTTGGGCAGCGTATCGACTACACAAGGCAGACGAAAGTGCTATTGCGTCACCTCGGCAACTCGTTCTAAAGTGGACCAAAGGAAAGCGATGGCCTGATATTGTGCAGTACATCGGCATTCAGAAAGCGATTATGGACGCGGGCTACTTGGCGGATTTGGGCGATACGATTTACATCGATCGGGACATATTTCAAGGGCTGAAAAAAGGAGGTTAGGTCATGGGCTGGCAGAGCACGTACACCGAAGGCGCGGCAAGGGCGGAGAAGATCCGGAAGTCAAAGAAGCTTAGCGAGTCGCGGAAGTCAATCATCATGGCGACCGAGCAGGCTAGCATGGATACGCCATGCGACATCGGATTGCCCTGGGTGAGCGATGAAGCGGAGCGGCTGATTCATCAACTCATCGAGGAGGAAGGCGTGAAGGGGATCCGCCTGGTTGAGGAACGCTGGTTATCATCGATCTTCCAGGAGCGGACGCGGGTTTTCTCGATCATCCGTCAACACTTTTGCGATCCTACTGAGTCAGTCGAGCAGGGTTTGAACCGTCGTCTTGGTCTGACTCTCAGACCATCCGGCCAGTACAACAAGAGCAAGATGTATTGCGATCAGCTCAAGCACGCTTACCAGTTGGCTTGGTCGAAGATTCAGTCCGGATATCAGCGACCAAAGGAGAAGTCACCCGAGCAGCGATCGCAGGAAAAATACAACCAGGGTTGCCGAAAGAACCACATTCAGAAGCACCAGAAGCGGCTTATTAAGGCGGGTGCGGAATGAACCTTGGCAGCATACCGAAAGAGCTATTAGACCAGCCGAACTGGGTTCGCTGGTGGTACACACCAGACGGAAAAAAGATGTTTGCTGGCAAGTCCAACACGCCATCGACCTGGCACACGATCGACGACCTGGCCGGCGCGGAAAGAGTGGCTTTCGTCATTCCGGAAGCTGGCCATTATGTAGGCGTCGATCTGGACGATGTTATCGGGCTGGATGGCGTGATGAGCGATGAGGCTAGCGAGATACTGAACCGCTTCATCGGTGTCGCCTACGCTGAGCTATCGCCATCTGGTAGCGGTTTCAAGCTGATCACCAGGGGACGCAAGCCGGATTGGGCGAAATGTGAATTTGAGACCTGGCTGGAGTGCTACGATCATAACCGTTTCTGGTGTATGACGGGCAGACCAGTAGATCCCAGCGAAGCGGACTGGATGGAAATCGGCGACGGTCAGGAGGCGATCGATTGGCTTTGCGATAAGTACCTGAGACCATCCCAGCATGTAAAGCGACCAAAGCAGATTCAGGTGGTCACAACGGAACCGGCCAGCGGATCGCTGATCGAACGCGCCGAGGCTTACGTAGCAGCGTACCCGCCAAGCCTAGAAGGTGGCCGCAACAACGCAGCGTTCAAGCTAGCCGGTCATTTGTTCGCCATTGACCACTACGGCGAACGGCTGACGGTGGACCAGTGCTTCCACCTTGTTTGGGCGTGGAACTGTGGACTACCAAACCCGCTAGATGAAGTGGAAATCCGATCAACTGTGGAATCGAGCAGTCGGAACGGTACACCGATGGAAACCAAGCCAGCAACCTCAAGGGCTGTCACGGTTGCTAGGGTGCTGTCTAGTGACGATGAGATTCAGCCATCGCTGAACGATCTGATCGAGGGAGTTAAGGACGCCCACACAGCAGGATGGCCAGCACGATTGATGCGACCACCGGGATTCATGGGCGAGGTCGTAGACTTCATCCAACAGCAGAACCCTCGGCCATCTGCAATTCTTGCCCTCCCTGCTGCGATCGCTCTACAGGCTACGCTTTTGGGCAACAAGTGGCGGGACAAATCGGGCAATCGTGCGAACCTTTACCTCATCGCAGTCGCTCCACCTGGTGCGGGAAAAGCGGCACCGATCAGAGTTGTCCAAGATGTACTTACCGCGGCGGGTGCTGAGGAACTGTGGGGAGGTAAGCCGTCGAGTGACTCGGCCATGGCATCGGATATGCGGGTCAAGAGCACCAAGCTCTACGTTTGGGATGAGTTCGGAAAGTTCCTACAGAAAACCAAAATGACCAGCGGAGGATCCGCCACACTCAACACCATTCAAGATGCAATGCTTGAGCTGTGGTCGATCAATGGCGGAACCTGGAAGCAGAAGAGCTATTCTGATTCCAAGCTAAACAAACAAGTTGATGATCCTTGCATGTTGCTACATGGATCGACCACACCGGGAACCCTGTGGGCTGGGTTCGATGAGTCGAATCTGCTCGACGGTTTGTGCGCTCGCTTATTGATCTTCCAAGAGCACCAGTACGGACCACTCCAGGAAACGGAGCAACAAGCCCCTCCGGAGTCGGTTATCCAGCAGGCTAGGTACTGGGTTCACTGCAAGCACCACGATGGCAACCTGCCAGAGCTAAACGCTGGCTGTCGGGTGATCCCTGAAACGGAGAACGCTCGGCAATACTTCCGCGAAATGGCTGGGCTGATGGAGGATAACCTACACGATGAAGCGGCAGCGGCACAATGGGCGAGGTCCAGCGAGAAGGCCCGCAGATTGGCTATCTGCTACGCTTGCAGCCGGGACTACCTAGCACCCGTCATCGATGACGAAGCGGCTCAGTGGGCCTGCGATGTGGTCAGAATCGCCACTCAGCAATTCCTCAAGGCGGCGCGGTCAGAGATTACCGGGAGTGACTGGCAAGCGGTCAGATGGAAGAAGATACTTTCATACATCAAGAGCGAAACGAAGCGCCTGCAGCCGGTTAGTAGATCGTCACTGCTTAGAAAATTCCATCTGCCCGCGTCTGAGATGGAGAAGATACTGAACGCCTTGGCCGAGGCACGGGAGATTGAGGCTGTCGCTGTCGCTGATCCCCGGCCAGGTCGCCCTGGGACGTACTACCGGGCGATGGGATAAGCTCCTCCACACTCAGGATTGTCGAACGAAGGATCGTGTAGACGTGGTTGTTTGGGTTGTCCCTTTCGTACTTGCCGTCAACCAGCCAGCACCCAAGCGTTATCGTTTTGCGGTGCTTGGCGACCAGTTCACCTACTAGGCGGATCTGATAAGCGTCGTCACCCTCGGCATGATCGAGGAAGACAACGCGGTAGAGGCGACCTAGCTCAAACTTCTGGGTGATCATAGTTTGGTGCCTGCAATCCTGCTTCAACTGCCAGAGTCAAGGCGAACGCAACACGGGTGAGGGCGTTGACTAGGTGAGGTTCGGAGCGATCGCCTGCGGACCACTCTACCAGATGATTCATTGCGTGGCCGATATGCTCTTCGAGTGGTATCTTCTTCCAGTTGTGAAGCCCGTACTTTCGCAAGCCGAATCCGTTGCACTGGGCTAAGAGCCTGAGCACCACAGGCGGAACTGCATCGTACCTTGCCAGCGTGAACGAGTGCTTTCCACCCTGGGCGTTAGTCTCGGTGTCCCCTTCGCGTAGCTTGGGAGGTTTTACCCACTCTAGGCGGGATTGTTTTTTCGTTGGCTTCTTGGTTGTCACTTCTTTACCGCCTCAATTCTAGCCTTCGCAATCTCCACGTATTCGGCCTCTCGCTCGATTCCAATGAAATTGCGTCCTAAATTAACAGCGGCTAACCCCATCGTTCCTGCACCACAAAACGGGTCGAGGACGGTACCGCCTTCTGGCGATATGTATTTTGTCCACCATTCAGCAAGTGGAAGCGGAGTCCCTGCACCATGACCATAAGCACCTGACCCCTTTGACGAATCACTGTTTCCGCACACAACAATATTAAAAGGAGTCGCTCCCCCTCGCTCTCGAAATGCAGCAAGAGCCCTGCCATGACGCATTGAAAGACCGCTTGGAGAATAACCAATGTCTAGCCGCGATGTCCTTTTGTCATTTTTTGTGGATTCCGCTGGACTGATAAGCACCGAAGACTGGTCCCTAAAGCAATCACTTTCGCCCAACCAAACACATGCTTTCAGGCTTGGACGCATTAGCCCACGCTTTCTCTGGCAATGAACAGTAGGCGGCGTGCAATGATTCCACCACCAAGCATCTTGAATCATGTTCCATTCACGAGACCATTTTGCCATGAACTCCCATAACCAAGACCTCATTCGTCCAACTTTTTCGCTGTTGGGCTGCAATATAAAAACAGCACTACCAGTTGGTTTGAGAATTCGACGACATTCGAGCACAACCGAATCCATCAAGATGTGCCATTGTGATTCAGTAAATCTCCCATAATCACGGTCGATTTCTGCGTATGGCGGATCTGTTACCACCGCATCGACGCTGCCATCTGCAAGCGTTCGCAATACTTCCAGGCAATCGCCATGATGCAAAACATACTCGCCCACTATTTAGCCCTCACCGCTTCCAGGTTCAGTCTGTAAACATCGGCCTTGCTTCGCGTCAGCGTGACACCCAGCCACGCCGATCCGATATTTTTTGGCCCCATGCCTCGCTCTACCTCCCACCCTCCCGAGCCATCGCCCCAGGCGTCTTTGTAGCCTGGGCACCTAACATGCAACTGCTCATCGCGGTAAACCTTACCGTTTTGGCTGATCCTTTGCCGAGGGATACTAAAGATCCAATCGTCATGCGTATGACCAGTGAGAACCACATTGGCATCTGGCGTATAGTTCGCAATTCGATTCGTCTGGATCACTCCCTTCGTCACTGGACCACCTCCACCAGATCCGTGGTAATGGTGCAGCCAAGCGGAGGCGACGTATCGATCTGGGTTGGCGGATGATTTAACTGACAGCCTAACCCACCCGCTGTAGCCAGAAGAAAGTGTGACACCTCCCACTGATCGCAGTCCAGCAGTCAGGCGATCGGTCAAGTCGGTTTCGTGGTTCTTCTGGATCGCGGTTTCATGGTTTCCACGACCACAGATAGCAAGGATCGATTTGTACGGCTCGTAGAATTCAACGGCAGTAGATACCAACGAGTCAAGGTAGTTGTTTGTTTGATGCTCCGGGCGGATCGATTCCTTCGAGCTGCGTCGATCGTACTTACCTTGCATCGCGCAGAACAGATCGCCGTTGTCCAGCACTGGGCAATTAGATTCCATCGCCTCGTTTAGGTGCTTGCGTTCTAGATCCTGATCGCACTTGGGGTTGTCATGATGGACGTCAGAACGAAGCAACATCCATGCTGTATCCTGCCCCACATCCCAAAAGCATATCTCAAAGACGTTAGGCCCGATCTGTTTTAGCGTCCACTTTTGCATGGTCGTTTCCTAGCTTGAGTCTAGATCGGATCGCCTCTACACGCCCCTCGCCCCATTCGTCTAGCCAACCTTGAAACCAATAGAGGCGATCAAGCTCGCCCATTTTGTAAGGGTTGGAGTCGAACGGGTCACCGTTATTGAATGCCTCCCGGCCCTTCGCGTTCGCTGTTTTCTTCTTGCCCATCGATCGCCTCTTTCGTGAGTCGGCAAGCTTCTTTAATGATTGATCGCCACGGGTCAAACGGGTTGAGCCACCGCAACGCCCCGGTCATTGTAGCCCGAAGTGCGGCAAAAATGGTAACGCTCCAATCGAACTGCTCAGCGTTTGCCCTTAGTTCATCAGCCAAGCTATCAATCTCGGCTAGGCATTTTTCCCAGCCTTTAGCATTCATGTTGGCCTGCACCCGCCTGCAACCACACCCCTTGGGCGGATCAATCCCGAAGTGCTTTTTGATGAGGTGATAGACCGCATCGCCTGGCCTATCGAGTCGGTTCCGTGCTGGCCGTGCTTCATGGCGGATCACCTGCAATAACGATCGATCAACGATGGGCGTAGAGTCCACTGGACAGCACCCGAAGTGCGTCACTTGGCTTGGTGCTGTATGGATTGCACCGCAGCGTGGGCAGGTGGATTCGATCATGGTTGGCAGTTAATGGTGATGGTTGCGGTGGTCGCTGAGGTGAAATTGACTGGTAGCGTGGTATTGGATGGGTTGGTCCCTTCGCAGCAATCATCAATCCACCAGCGGCATGACTCAGGATCCACACTCGATGGGTTGCACTGGTTTACTGGGCAGGTTGTCCAGGTCATTGTGATGCTGTTTTTGGTGGCACCGAAAGCGCGGTCGATCGTGTGATTACCACAAACATCGTCGCAATCAACAGTCAGCGTCCCTTGAAATTGATCGTTTGCGATTCCGAATCCTCGGCAAGGTTCCTGACAGGTGCCATAAACACCACCGCCAACGGGACCCATATCAAAGCTACCGCAGATTTCGTCAAAGCCCCCAGTCTGGCCACCGATTTCAATGCCAAGCGAGCTATCAAAAAGCGTGGTAAAATCTAGCAGTTGCGTGACCAGATCATTTAGCGGAGTCGGCCAACCTGGGCCAGACAATTGATTAACCTCGTATGTCGTTTCGTTTATCGCTGCGCACGTTGGGTTGTTCGGTCGATCAGTCCACCAATTCTCATCTGAATCGTTTTCGCCAGATGCACAAGGTGCAATCCTGTCGCACTCAACACCGTGGTAGCCACTAGACGAAAAGCAAAATGAACTGGTTGTCATCTCCACCCAGTTGGGAGCATCTACCGAACAATCAAAAAAGCGGAAGCTATAAAGCTGCGATGTAGTCCCAGTCGTCGGATACTGGTACGCCTGAAATCCGATCAAGCAATAAAAGAATCCCATCAGCCCACCCGTACCGCCTTCATCGCAGGTCGGGGAAATGATCGTGCAATCACTATTGCGGGGGCAGTTGTCGTTGTAGTAGGCGGTGATCTTGTAGCGAATGCTCTTGTCTGTTTGAGCGTAAACCGTTCTACCAAATGTCGCTGTGATCTGCTGCTGAGTTCCAGAAGGGGCGAACGTCAGCAGCAAGGATACCTCCTGCCAAAGCGTCACCTTATACAGCAGTTCCAGATCCTCCACCTTAAAGGTAAAGACGTAATACTCAGTCGGCTTGCATCCGCCCCACTGGCTGTAAACTGTCGGATAAAAAGGATCGAATTCATAGTCCTTTGCGTTGTACCAAGTGGAGCAAGCAACACACGAACCAGCGGGAACTGGGCCACCACCAGGACCACCGAACGCCTCGCCGTAGCCAGTACCCTGGAACCCTGGCCCGCCTCCTCCCTGTGGATTGCAGCAGTCTACATTTGAACCACCTGGGAGCCACGAATTGTAGAACGCTTTCCAGCAATCGCCCTGGGTTCCATCCCATGCCACAGCAGCGGAGTAGTCAACGATCTCATATTCCACAGGCGTGGAGCAGTAACGCAACACCAGCGAGCAACCCGGGATAGCGTTGATGCCTTGGTTGATTGTCCAACTATAGGTGTCGCTACCAACCGACGCGGCGATCGTGGTTATGGTCTTTGAACACGGACCACAATCACCGCCAGCGCAGCATGTACACCCCGCCCCGTGTTTGTTAGCCATTATCGATTCCAAAGACTACTTGCAGGGTACGTGCGGCACCTTCGCTAGATCCGCTCACCAGCTTTAGATTAGTTGGCGTCGTGGATGGTCCACCGATTGCACCACGGAACGCGGCGGCATCTAGGCAGACATGGCGACTGGTGCCAACCGTCACGCTGTACTCAGTGCCTTCCTTATAGACCGGCTTATACGTCGTCCCGCCATCGTCGCTAACCTCGAATTTCAGGCTAGTGCCTGTCAACGCTGAGGGTGTCACCACCGCCAGAGGAACCTTATCCAGTGGCACCGACACAGCCGCACTGGTAGTTGCTCCGTTCGCGATTACCACATTAGCCCGCTCGATTTTTGTTGCCATGTTTAGCAGTCCTCGAAATCAACAAACCAATAACCAGAATACCATTCACGTTTGCATTGCACCCATTTATCCGCAGCAATCGAAGCAGCGGAGATATTGTAGACGGTGTGAGTTGTGCTGGTGCTGGTCAGTGTCGTGCCCGCCAGTTTATAGGCTGTCACAGTCCCGCTTCCAGCAGTCGTCCCGCTTCGCGCTGTAATCCCGCCCGAGTTCACCTTGGCAATCATCGCAGCGCCTGGGCGAGCGTAGACGTCAACTACGATCAGCGTGCCGTCCTGGGTGCGAGTGGCCAGAAAGAAATCGTTATCTTTGATAAGCCGATCGCTGAGGTTGAATACCTCGGTTATCACACTGGTGCTGTTGGGCGTGTGGCCTGAGATGGCGTCGGTTGTCTTGTCCCTGGTAGCGACCCTAGCATCGCCTGATGAGACTACTGGCGTAGCTGCGCCATAATCACCCGCGGGAATATCCTCCTCAGCCTGCATCAGCCAGGTGGCCCCAGTATTGGCTGGTACACTGCGAGCACCTGGGGTGCTGTACGCTCCAACCTGTTCGCGGACCATCTTCTGAACCGCTTTGGCTAGCTCAGGGCTCAGGACTGCTACTTGTCGCGTCATGCCCAACTCCAGGGACCCAACTGTAGGTCGTTAAAATTGGCCGACTTGTAGCGATTGAAACTGGGCGAGATAAACACTGGAGTTGTTAGGCTAGTATTTTTACCGCCCGATCCGTTAAGGTTCCCGGTAGTCTGCTGGAAAGCATCGTCGCCGAACGGAACCTTGGCACCTGTCCCCTTAGATCCGCCCGACCAATAGTAGGTGCCTTCGTCCAGTAGTTTGATCTTCCAGCCCTCGCCGTTGTTGCTCCAGAATTTGAACTGGTACTCCACGTTCCAGTAAGCTACCTGCTCCTTGCGTTCCTGAGTCGCACTGATCGAAGCACAAAGCACCGTGTTAGCGGCAGCACCCCAGAATCCCTGGCTGTTGACGCGGTTCATATAGTTGGGGATTTGGGTGTAATCAAAGTACAGCTCCGCCCTACTGATCGTCAGAACTTGGATTGTCTCAGGCGTAGTCAGTGGTGGCAACGATTCCCCGGCGGAATTGTAGAACGGCCTAGTAGGATCCTGAGCATCGAAGAGCAGCGGCACCTCGATCGTCTCAGCGGACCATGACCACCTGGGCGTAATGTCCCACGGTTCCTGATTTGATTCATTGGCCTTGATGGTCTGGTTGTCAAAGACACACTCCACCTCCCAGGTAGCCGGACCAATCTCCGTACAGGTGCGGGAGATGCAGTACGCACCGGCTGCAATGTCCGACGCGGCACCGATGGCAGGGATCCCGGGGACTAGGACAACTTCGTTCTCCCGTGCATCCTCATCGGGACTACCAGCAAGCCCCACGCCATCGGTCATTCGGACGACAAAAACTACCGAGTGCTGGAGGTTGACCCGCAGCTTATCTAAGTCGAATGTCTCTTGGCTGTTGATCCCTACTCGCTTGCCGATGACGGCACTCATAGTGCGAACTCCACAAAGGCGGCGGCTGGGTTGGTGAGTGCTTTAGCGATCTTCTGTAGAAACGCTGCTTGCTGTCTCTCGATAACCAGTTGCTGATTCATCGCGTTTTCGCGGAACTTCTCGAAGGCGGCTGTACTTGTCGCCTCCAGTGCTTGCGGCTGTGCGAGCTGAACGGCTTGCTGGGTTGCGTCTCTCGCTGTGGCGCTGACATCCTCGGCACCTTCCCGAACTGCTTCGGCTCCAGGTGCTGCGGCTTTCATTAGATCGATCCCGCTAAACTGCTCGAAGGTGGCCCGTACCTTATCGGCTGCTTTGGAAGTACCTTCGGCGGTTAGATCCTGGGCCTCGGTCGCATCGGCAAGGTTGGCGGCCTGGGCTTTGGATTCCGCTTCGTATGCTGAGCGTAGCGTACTCATCTGATCGCGGAATTGATCGAGTGCTTTTTGCCCGAGGTTGTCAGGGTTGGTCAGTTCATTCAGCGACGTCTGCATCTGATCGCGGTTTTCATCGCGGATCCGTTGCACTGTAGCCTGTACTTCCTTTGCGATGTTGTCGATGTTTTGGACAACATCAGCACCGAACGTGCGGCGGGTCAGTGGGTTATTGACCAGCACACGGAACAGCCCAAGAAAAATATCCGTTGCACTTGCTGCCATGCCGATGATGAACGATAGGCCAGCCCGCAGTCCGTGGAATGCACGGATCGCAATGTCCAGTGGCGTGTTGACGTATGCGAGAGTTTGACCGAGCAGATTGAATACCCTGGCTGAGTTGTCAACTCCAGTGGCATTCAGATCGAGATTGACTAGCAGATCCTTCAGCATATCGATCAAGGCAGTCGCATACGGCAGGAATGCTGTACCGATCGCCGTAGACACCTCCACCCAGCCAGCCTGCAACGCTTTGAGCTGGTTAGCAAAGGACATGCTGGAGCGGTCAACGTCGCCCTGTGCTGCTGCTGTTCCGGCCAAGATGATGTTGTAGCGAGCCATTGCTTTCTGTGCGTCGTTCGCGGTCTGTGGGTCAAGCCCTTGCTTGAGCAGTTCCGCTTTCATGGCGGTTTCGTTGACGATCACCCCGAAGCGTTTCATCGGCTCGGACTCGCCAACGATCGCAGAACGCAACGCCTCGAAAGCGTCAACGTCTGCGGCATTGTGGAAGCTCGCCAGATCGTAGGAAAGTTGCGTGAGATTGCGGCTCATCTCGGCGGCGGCTGCTGGATCAACTCCCATTGGGATAACCAGCGATTGAGCATCAGCCATGAAGCCGAGAACCTCAGAGCGGCTGCGCCCCATCGTCGCGGCGAACTGATCGCCCCACGCTTGCATCGATCGAGCATTCTGGCCAAAGACTACATTGAACTTATTCAGCGTCTCCTCAAGCGTGCTTGCGTTGCGGATGGCATCGGTAATCCCAACAGAGATTCCGAACGCAGCACCAAGTGCAGTAGCCTGGCCAATGAGTGATCGCATCATCCGGCTCAGCATGTTTAGGCTGTTGCCGATCGCACCAAACCCGACCCGCCCGACCATTTGTACCTGGGCTGAGAACTTCTTGATCTGGGCTTCCATCGACGCAAAGGCACGGCGGAAAGCGGCTTGGCCTTCTACCCCCATCTCAACGTATGCACGGCCTGCAAACTGTGCCATTAGCCGAACCTCGCTTTGTAGTAGTCAACCCAAATCTTTGTCATCTTGTTGCGATGTCTTGCAAGTGCCGGTGCCATCGTTGGTCGTTTTGGCATTTTGAAGTTCATCGGTCTACCAGTCTTGCTAGTGATCAATGCCAGATCCTGATGAGCTATTGTCGTCTTGCCTTTGCGTCGCTTGATATTTTGTAGTGTGATCAATGCCGGAATGTAGCGAACCTTGGCGGTAAACGTCCCGCCAAATTCGTGAAGCTCAGCACCCCATTTCGATCCTAGCTTTCGACTCCACCCAGCGAATCCAATCTTGACGTCACGTTTTCCGATGTTCACCTCATACACGATCTTTCGGATGCCGAAGTCACGATCGCCATACCTAGCCATCGGTGGTTTGCCAGGTGGCCTGGGCTTGCGTCCCTTCTGGTAGACTGCAACAGGCTTACCGTCAATCACCTCAGTTCTAATTTGCTTCTGTGGCTTGACTGGATTCCCGATAAGCTTTCTGGCATCCTGCCGAATGATCGCACCAAACCTGTCAAGGGCTCGGCGGTCGATGTCCTGGATTGCTGAGATTCTGCGATTGGCTTGCTGAATGATCCGCTGAAAGCCCCGTGTTTTTGCTTTCAGCTTTAACATCGCGTTTATCCCTTGGAAGCATCAGCTTTAGCATCGAAATAGTTTGCGAGTTGATCGGCCACCTCTCCTTGCCATCCTTTTTCCCGGCGTCGGCAAAAAGCTCAGGACGGGCACCGCGGGCCATTTCCATTAACTGCCAGGCTGTAAGCCCTGCTGGGTCGATTCCGACGATTCCAGCCAATCGATAGAGAGCTTGCCAAACGCTTGTTTGATCCGCTCCGCTTGTACCTCCTGGCCCCGCTTGCTGCTTGACCACAGACCGGCCAGCAGCTCCTTTTTTGCGGGTGCCAGGCGCGAAAAAAAACCAGACCATTCCTCCATGAAAGCATCGATCCCAGCGGACAAAGCATCGCCATCTAAGCGATCACCAAACGTCCTGCAATCAATGCCCAATGATTGGGCTTGATCCATGCAGATAAACCACAGCACATCCATCAATGTCGGGATGTCAGTTGGCATCTGCTCGGGCGAGTCTAGTAAATCGATCTTTAGATTCTGCTTGATCGCCAGCAGGTTACCGACCGTCAGTTTGATCTGCCACTGATGGCCGGTGCTATCCTTAAACGCTCGCATGATGTAACCTCGCTAGGATGACTGAACCAAACTATGGGGTTACAGTATACCAAGCAGGAGCGGCGTTAGCGTTCTTGACGGGTCGCAATGAAACGTCAACCATCAACGCTTCGCCCAAGTTTTCGTTGCGGGTAAATGATTTGACCATCATCGTGGCCCGCAATCCCTCGCTGCCACTCGTAGCAACCAGGCCATCAAGGACAAGAACCTCAACAGCGGTGTTGTTGATGAACGCACCCTGGAAGGCGTCGAAGTCAGCATCGCCGGTATCCCAGAGCATACCGAATTCGACGGTAGCATCTTTCATCCCGTCAACGAATTCCTTCCACCCACCAGACGCCCTGGTTGTTACGTCGGTTTCGTCCTTCTCAAGGCTCAGTGTCAGATCCTTAACGTTGCCAATCAAATCCCAGGTTGGGCTGGCATAGGTGCCGGTGTTTCGATAAAGCTTTGCGTTTTGGCTAAGTACGTGTGCCATTTATATGGTCCCCTTATAGCGGATGGAAATGGTTGTCTGTAGGACGCCATCTTCGGCCACCCGGTTAGGGTCGAATGGCTCCAATTGCTCGATCTCATGAACGTATAACCCAGCCAGGTTATTGGATCCAAGGCGATCCATTAGTTCCTGGCAGAGCGTCAAAAACTGTCCCGTCTTCGTTTCCTGCGCTGCTTCAGTCCCGCTGCAATCAGTGCGAAGAACCACACCAACGGTGTAAATCTTCGTCCAAAGGTTGCTACGGCTCAGCAGTTCGCGGGATTGCTCTGCACTATGCACCGTGACATCCCAGCCAGTAAGCACATCCCGATCGTAGATTGGGACTAGCTTCTTAGCGGTTGTCACAGTCTGGCTGTACGTCCCGCCCTGAATGAGCGTGACAACAGCGTCAACTAGATCCACTGGCAAGGGCATTAGATTTCCTTTGTGTGGATCCGTAGAGTCTGCATCGTCTGATCCTGGTAACGCCAGGCAGCCTCGCCACCTACCGAAAGAACCTTGTAAACCTTGGTCCCTTCGGTGATCTGATCGCCACGCTGAGGAGTAATCACAACGCCACCGATCTTGAGTTCCGACGCAAGCAAGATGTAGTCTCGGCTTTTGATCTGCTCGATTACCGAACCATCTTGCGTAACGTCATGAACTGACCGGCCAGGGACAGCCCTGGAAATCGTCACAGACGATGCACCGCGGGTATAGGTGATCGACACTCCATGAATAGAGCGTGCGGCCTTGTGCGCGGCGATGACTGCGGATTCCAGGGCTGTTGGCATTGTGCTACCTCAGTGGACTACGATCAGGTCAACAGGGTCTCGGTGCTGCTGATCTGATCCGTCACAACAATCGGCACACCGAACGATTCCGATGGGAATGGTGCAGGTGCTCCCGTTGGGTTCGTCGCGGTCCGGCTGGACTGCAACTGACGGTGCGATCGTCGGTTCATCACGATGTAGTTGGGACCACGGGAAGCAGGGAACTTCTCAAGAGCCTGAGCGATCAGGCTGTCGGTCAGACCCTTGCCGGAGTCGGCGGTCAGGTTGGCGATGCGGACAACGCTGTAGATCGATCCAACCTTCAGACCACACCAACCGACGATTGGGTGGTAGTAAGCTGGGAACCGACCAGTCACCGAGCCAGCACGTTCAACGATCTGCCGTTCACCGATCGAGATAACGCCTTGCTGTCCCCAGAGGACTTGGCAGTCAGCATCGCCGGTGCGAACCAGGTACACCGAGGAACCAGTGGAAGCAGTCGTTCCACCAGCACCGACCACCTGGGCGTCTGCAAGCTGATTCAGGTTGGACTGGCCGGCAAAGCCAACGAATCCCTTGGCATCATTTCCGACGCCATAAAAGATCTGCTGCTCAACCTCAGCCATCGCCTGGCGCATGTGGGCGAGTGCTTCGATCCCCATCATGTGCTCAAGGCCACGCTCATCAGCAGTAGCGGCTGCAATGTCCACGGCGAACGAAGCATCGAGCACCTTGAGGTCCAGCGTGATGCTGGTATAGGTGCCCTTGGTGTTCTCAACGCCATCATTGACATCACGGAACCCAACCGATGGGTTAGCCGTGATCTTGCTGTACTTGAACGTATTCCCGAGCACCGTGCGTGCAGCAAGCACGCTCAGGAATGGTGCATCGTCCAGAACATCGGACACCAGGATGTCCATGTCGGTCTTGTTGAAGTGAGCTACGTCGCTGGTCGTCAGGTAACTATCAGGCATGTTTCAAATCTCCGTTTTGGTTGCGTTGGTAAAATCAGTTAGCGGACTTTGGAGCGAACGCTCCAGCCCATCGAATCGCCTTCTCATCAGCACCAGCCTTTGCAAGTTTCGCCTTTCGCTCTGCTGCTTCGATCTGGGCTGCGGTCAATTCCTTGCCAGCAGGTGCAGCGCTCAGTGGCTGCTCCTCGCCAAGCTTCCCCTCAATCGCTGCAAGCTTCGCGGTCAGCTCATCCACCTGGGATTGCAGCTTCGCATTAGCTTCGCCAATTTCGCCATTGACGATCGACAGGCACTCCTGCATCGTCTTGCCTTCGAGGAACCACTTGGCACCCCGATCACCAAACGCAACCAAGAACGGTTGCGCAGCCTCAAGGCTCATCGCAGCGGGTGCAGGTGCCACAGGTGCGGCCTGTTCCTGCTGCTGAGTCTCGACAGCGTCCACCGCTGCTTCAGCCATAACGTTCTCTCCATAATGAAGCGACAGAAAGCCGAGTAGTCTTTCGACTACTTCCTTTTTCGGAACGCCCGAAAAATGAGTCTCAATCAGCGAGCTGACAACAGGCGCCAAGTCTCGCTTGTCATAAAGATCAAAGAGCCCACCACGGGTCGCGGCTGGCTCATCAACAAAGTCAACAGCCCTCAGCCCTTTGATCCTCAAGGGGGCTTTTTCGCCTGGCTTGAGGGATTCCAAAGCGGCTAGCATCTCATCAGAAAAGTCAGCCACAATCGACAATCCAAACGTCTCCGAATCTTCTTGAGCGAGCTCCAGGAGGTACGCTCCCTGCTGGCCCTTCGGGCTGTTGTCACTGGCTGAAAGCATGGTGAAATCAGCGTAGACAGCGTTCCCCTCGACGCGGAAATTCCGTGCCCTTGCAACGGTGGTCCCGAGGCCATCGCTTGACATGTGCGGGTGGGTCCAGCGTGCTTTGATCCCACGGGTTGCACCGTTGCCGATGTCAGCGACTTGCTGTAATGTGACAGCATCAACGACGATTGGGCGTGAATCGTTTAGACTCCCTGCCTCGATCACCTTAGCTCGCTTGATGGTTCGGCCATCAACACCGCTCGCCGGTGCTTTGGCTGGCTGGCTACGAAACATCGTCTGGCGACTCGTTGCCATTGTCCTCTCCTTCTGTTTCGGTGGTCTCTTCCGGGACGTCTGGCTCAGCCATCACAGGGACAGTAACCAGCCCTTCGGTCGATTCGTCGAATCCGTACTGCGTGAGGTAGTCCCGCTCCTCGGCAAGCTTGCGGACAACGTCCCGCCAATCGTCGCCGTACTTTTCTCGGCGGATCTCTGAGCGAGTGCGTAGCTTGCCTTCAACGGCCATCAGATCGCCGGTGATTTCCTGCTCAGGATTCCAATAGGGCACGCCGGCTGGGATCCAATCCCAATAGATTTGATCGATCTGCTGTACTCCCGCAGGCATGGAGAGGATCCCTGCCGCCATCCACTGCTGGATCTTCCAGACGGTGATCCGGTCCAGCATCTCTTTCAGGTCTTCTCGCTTCGACTTGCAAGCCTGCTGATACTGAATAAGAGCAGCGCGGGAACCAAAGAAATTGGTGTACGCTTCATCGTAGAACGACCAGGGAATATCCAAGCTCTTAAGTGCGGCTTGTAGGCTAAGCGTCAGGAACGCTTGAAACTCTGTTGACGGATGGCGAGACTCCAGGAACTCTGCTTTGTCGCCTGGGTCAAGTTCAAGCTTGACGGGACCACGGCCTAGATCGACCTTGTATTCATCGCCGTATAGCTCAGCGTCGTCATCGGCCATTTCGCGGGTGATCGCAAGGGCGAATAGTTGGGTGATCTTAGCCTTGGCCCGCGCGTAATCAGTCACCTCCAGGCTGTCCTGGAATGATGCAATCGCGGAGGTTAGCGGGCTGACGCCACGCACCTGGTCGAACGAGTCGAAGTAGGCAAGCTGAATGACATTGCCCGCGCTGATGTCTCGCTCAAAAGTGTATTGGCCATCTAGCGACCTAGACCACACAGCAACGCGGTTCATCGATCCGCCAGCACCAACCTTGATACCGTGGACCCAGTTATACATAGGGTCAACGCGGTTATCAGGTGATCGGACTCGATCGCCCTCGATCGCCTGAAGCCTGCCATCACGTAGCTTGACTAGAAAGACGTCGCCATCAAGCACCCTACGCATCTCAGCGAGGCGGACCATACGTCGCAGCGAGTGACGGCCTGCGATGTCGCAATTGATGGGGCGGTTGTACCAGTTCATTAACGCCTCAAGGCGCTCATTGAAAACTGGGTCGTCAGTGTTGGCCTGAAATGTGAACGTCGAAACGTAGTCCAGGTGCTTGCGGATTGCCCATGCCGCTACGCTAAAATTGCGATTAAGCTCCCTTGCTCCCTCGATAACCCTTCGTCGCTTCTGCGAATCTAGCAAAGCATCGCTAGATTGGATCCGCGTCCCTGGGTCGCGACGCTGCTGGTTCGGTTCGGCTGCAATGTACCTCCCGAAACGTGAAAGCCAGTTTGTCGCGGCGCTGCGTGCTTCTTTAATCATGAGCGTTCCCCAGATTAAAGTTGCTCATCCGCGATCTAGTGCGGCTATAGCGGGTGACTTCCTTCCGCCAATACTGGAGCTCTTGCATCGCCTGCGAGCGGTCAAAATCGACGCTCGTTCCGTCAACGGAGACGCTGACGATCCCAGCGCCAGAGGCAATCTGGGTCTCCAGGGAATCTACCATTGATTTGGCGAATTCCAGTTTGCGATTACGCTCAGAAAAGTCTGCATTGCTCATGCAAACATAAAAGCAGAAAAGAGGCGATTTTCGCCCGAGTTACCTCACAGATTCTGACTATTTTGGAGAGATTGGCCCAACTTCTCGCAGAATAGATGGCTGGTTACAGAATTTGCAGCTCACCCGGAATCGTCGGATCTCCTGATTCAGTTCAGGGTAGGTGGCGTGGTAGTGGGCTCCCTGCTGCTTTAGTAGTCCTCCACACTTACCACAGTGCGGGCAGCATGGAACTTCGTAGGAAACGGTGGGCGGCTTCTTCTTTGGCTGGTTCATAAGTAGTCAACGCTCCCGCGATGTCTCCGTCTTGGTGCTTCCTGCTGTGGCTGCTGTGTCGGTGGTGGCTGCTCGCCTGTTGTCACTTGTGGCATCTGTGCGGTTGATCTACGTCGCTTCGGGCCCGCGTCGCTCGGCAATCTGCAGCCCTCCACCGAGGCAGCAACACAGCACCCAACCAAACAGTCTAGCCAGTGGTTGTCAGGTCGATCCGCTTTGATCTTCCATTCATCGACAGTTCTGCCGCGTCCCTCAGTTCGAACCGGAAACTCTGCGCGTAGGTGCTTGGCGATCGTCTCATGCTCAATCCCGCTCGCCTGATACAGCGTGAGACTGCCAGGTGTACCAGGTTCGGTGGATAGCCTGGAGTGGAGGAACGATTTCCACCAATTGGCATCGAATAGAACGTGCCTGATTGGGCTGTCCTTTGCTCGATCGATTCGCCAATGTTGACCCACTGCCCTACCAAGCCGGCGGGTATGGTTTGCGTTCAGTGGCTCATTCGATGCACCGACCCCCTTGCCGTGCGATGGGTAGATCGATCCTTTGTGGGTTGATCGCTGGCAATGCTGATAGACGATGTTACGCGACAGCCCCCAGTTGGCATCGATCAGCATTCGATTGATCGCAAGCTCAAGCCCGTCCTCAGTCTTCCAGACGCGGCTAAATAGATCCTTCTCGATTGCCATCAGTGCTTTGGCAATCTTGGATTCCAATGATTCGCCAGGGAACTGCTTCGTAAAGTTGTTCCGAACTCCAGTCATTCGGAAATTCGTCGTTCGCTGATTCGGCCAGGCTCCGTACTCAATCACGGTTCCGGTCATGTCGTGACGCCAGGCAGTGACAGCGTAGAAAAGGATCTCTTGCTGAACGTCTACCATCGCTACAAGCTTGCTAGTGTTCGCTGGTGCGATCCCCTTGGGAGTATGCCCCATCCGCTTAGCTAGTGCGGTTTCGCTCAACATCGTATCATCAGCCCGCAATTCCATCGGCTGATTCTGATACTCCGCGAAAAATGCACCCTCATCGCGGAAGTAGAGGTTCATCGCGTTTTGAATCGCTGATAGCTCATCTTCATTGAAGCGATCTTCCCATGCTGCTCTGGCCCCCTTGTCCATCTCCGCCTGGTTGTCGCGATAGAACTCCGTGGCCTCGGTGGTATCGGTGCCGTTACGGAAGCACGCTTCCCGGATCTCCTGATACCGTTGCCAGAGATCCATCTTTTCGGGCATGCCATAGAGCAACTGCGTTCTCTCGCCGTGCCACTCAGGAGAGACCTGGCGGTCAAGCGATTGGTCTGCCATGTCGCCACGCTGAATAACGGTGCATGGCATCACACCAGCGATCTTCACACCAGGACCAGCGAGGCCCAATATGTCGCCGTTGACGATTGCTAAGCGATCATCGTTCTGGGTTCCGCTCTTAGCCGATTCCCGCGTCTGTGGGTCATCCAGGATCACGTAATCAGGGCGGATGACCTCGCCATCTGGTGTCGTCTCCTGCTGTCCTCGAATATCCCCAGTGATACCGCAGACGGACACCAGTGAGCCTGATGCCTGGCTACCCTCGATCGTCGGCAGCATGATGTTATCGGCCAGCCATCGAATCGCGGTATTCTTCCCGCGGTACGTCTGCGAATTCGCCCGGGCTGGCTTGCCATCTAGCAGGACGATCGGATAGCAGACTTCGGGAAAGTCAGCCAGTAGCAACGGGTTAAACCGCAGTTCAGATTTGATCCCGTTCAAAAGCTTCTGTGCCTTTGGCTCAGTGGCACCAACTAGGCAGACCCAGCGACGGAACCCACAAAGCAAAGCCCATGTAGCGGCGGTGATAGCAATGGTGGTTTTGCCGGAACCGCGGGGCATCGCCATCGCAAAGAGGCCACCAGCCTTGACTGTGGTTTCGATCCGCTCCAATACTCGCAAGTGGTCATCAGACCAACCAAGGTGGAACGCTGATGGGCGATAAATCTCGCAGTAAGCGCGTAGGCTGTCCATTGCCTCCTGCCTGCGGACTGGATCGCCAATGGGCGGAATCTCGCCAATATCCGCAGCGGCTTTAGCCTGCTGACGCATCCGCTCCGCCATCTTCTCACGGTGGACGCGGTACTGCTCGGCAAGCTTATCCTTGCGGTTGTCACTCATCGTCGCCATAGATTGATCCCAGCTCCACTGGGTCGCCGGTCACGGTATCGGGCAGATTGACGTACCAAGCCTTATTTTCAGCGGCGCCTCGATAGACTTTGTAGCGGCAGCCAGGGAACAGGTTGGTGAACTGTGCAACACCGTTTGCGTCGCTTGTCACGGTTCGCAGTCGGTTATCCAGTGCCAAACCTACCGATCCCTGAGCGAGACCGACCAGTTGCATGGTGATCGATACGCCAGCCTCGACAACTCCCAGGTGGCTGTAGCAGGTGTAGTAGCCTGTGATCTGTGTCGCTGGGCTTGGCGTGATGCTGATCGCTGTCAGGCTGTAGCTAACGGTCTCATCATCATCGACCACCAGAGACGCACCGGCAAAGGTGGCATTTGGCGAGGTGATGGCAACGGTCCATGCTCCATCGTCGATGTTGAACGTGACTTGGCCTGATGCGTTGGTAGATCCAACGTAGGTTTCGGCAGCCTTGGTTAGACGTACACTGGCACCTTCAACTGGCGATGCCGAGAGCGTCACAGTGACAACCACGGTACGGGCTCCCGTTCCGGTTCCACCTCCACCTCCACCAGTTGGAGCATTCTGTAAAGCGGATGTAGAGAAGCGAGCATTGGCGGTCCCGTCGTTGACGATCATCGTTGTCAGATCGACCAACTGAGTGAGCCCACCTACAGCCGTTGCAATCTCAGTTGCTGCCGATGCTGCCAGTGCATTAGAGTCGATCGCACCTGCGGAAAAATGGGTGTTGTCAATGACGGCTGGCTGTAGTTCGTGGATGTCGGCGGCTACATGGTTCGAGCCGGTAACCTGGACAGTGCGATTGCTATTGGCAGCGATCAAAACGGAATCGAGGTAGCCAGCCCTTGTCGCGGTCCAATTGGTCGCCAGTGCTGCGTTGTCGGTTCCACGCATGTCGGTGTTAGTGGTCGTGGTATCGACCAGCGTGACGCGGGAGATGTGACCAGATCCATTAATTCCAAGCGCGGCAAAGTTCGACGGAAACGCCTGAGTCAGTGCGTACCCTGTCTTGTCGTTATTGGCTCCGACAGTTACCGCTCCGCCAGCAGTGATCGCCAATGCGGCAAAGTTCGATGGAAACGCTTGAGTCAGTGCGTACCCTATCTTGTCGTTATTCGTTCCGACCGTCACTGGACTTGTTACGCTGTTGACTGATCCGGCAACATTACCACCAACATTGCCAGTCACGCTGCCAACGGAACCAGTGACGCTACCAACGGAACCAGATAGATTGCCCGTAATGTTTCCGGTGATGTTGATCGTTGCGGATGATGGCAAGGCAACCGCATCTGTGACAGCCTTGATCGTGGTCCCGCTTAGATTCTGGGTCGATGACGCGTTGGCGATCTTGCTCTGATCGGTTCCAGCGTAGCCGAAGGTGGCGGAGGCGCTGAATACTACCTGGGCAGACGCGGAATAGTAGTCAGTTTTGTAGGCTACTACTCTTATCGTCTCGCAATCAGTCTCTCCCTGAGTCGGAACGTAGGACCACTCACCACGATTTACTGCTGTGGTTCCTGCACCAGCGGACCAGGATCCACCATCCTTTGAGACTTCTATCGACACGCTGGTTGTCTCTAGCGTTCCGTCGCTGATCTTAACCACTCTACCAAGCAAGATCGGTCTCGGTGTTGCGTTGTTTCGTGCGTACATTTAGCGAAGTCCTCCACCAATCAAGGTTGGTCGCCGTACTGCCCATGCCGAGCGAAATGCTGGTGCGGCCTGTTGCTGTGCCATAACTCTCGGCGTTATCGGATAGTAAATCTTGCTTGGGTCATCGGTAACCGTTGTCCCCGTGACGATTAGATTGTTGACGCCAACAATATCTAGCTCTGGATCTCCGCCAACGAGCGGGTAGTAGTTCACCAGAGATTTTGGAAGGACCATCTCCGGTATCGCACCATCGTAGAGCGATTCTACGTCAGAAAGAGAAAGCTCAACATCCCATTGCGCCCAGTGCGCAATCTCGCCGTCAAGACGCTGGTCGTAAACTCCGCGAAGGTTTCTCGCACCCAACGAAATAGGTCGTGCAAAAGTGATTGCCGCAGTACCTATGGCGTTGCTCGAAAAAGTCAGCGTTTGTTCTGTGCCATCAAGATAAAGTCGTGTAGTTGCTGCATTCCGAACTGCTACAAAATGATGCCACGCACCATCGTTGAAGCCAGTCGAGGCGACATAGCCGATGTCAATTCTTCCGCCGTTGTCCCGAACCTGAAAAGCCACCGAGCCATTCGTGGTTGTTGTTCCGTTCTGTGAATTTAAGTATAGAGCAACGATGCCAGCGGTCCCGGTTTCAACCACGCCCCACCCGCAGCTAAGTGTGGTAGAGGAAGTTTTTATCCAACAGGAAATCGTACCTGTTTCAAGAGACCCACCACTAAAGGCAGACCCTTGCAGCAGTCGATCGCTTGTTCCGTTGAATTCCCTTGCCACTACACTTCCTCTCGGATCACCACCAACAACACTCTTGCATCTCCGGTTGCTGTGTCGTTCGTCGAATCGTCCGCGTCTCTCTCAAGTTTGATGCGAACGTAATCCCCTGCGGCAACAGAATCCTTATTGGATAGGGTTATCGTAAGCTGCCCTAAATAACCCGCCGTCGCAGGAACCGTCTGGTCGCCACTGTTAGCGGAATCGAAGGAAGATGCAGAGTCGAGGTCTACGGCATCTGCTGCCGTGATCGCCTCGACAAGAACATCGAAATCTACGCTTCCGCTAGTGGCAGAGGCCATCATGTAAAAAATATCAGCCTTGAGCGTACCAGATCCGGTGTATGTCGCTGGCATCTCAAACGGCAGGCTGATTGCTGCTTCGACGGCTGTATCGTCGTAGGCAAGAAAAGGCCGATCCTGCAAAACTCGCCTCGCACATCCGGCCGTAGCAGGAATCATAAACGATTGGGCGGGCAGGTTGATCTCGAAGTTATTCGCCACTTGGCACCTCGCCTCTCAAGATCCTTTGCACTTCAGCCTCTGTAAATTCTTGCGGCATCGTCATGCCTAAGTATTCAATAGCTTCATAGACTTCGGAACCATCGACAAAAGGCATTGGCGTGACGATAGTTTGTAGTTTTGACCGAAGAAGAATCACCAGTGGATCAAAGCTAGTTTGCACCGCGACGACTTGCGAGGAAGTAAGCAGGCTCAATAGTTCAAACGGATATAGCTCAGTTCGTGGCTGTGGTGCGTCAACGATGTCTCGCTCTTCCTGGGTCATTGGCAACACGGAGTCACCAACGATCTTCCAGTATTTCCAAGGCACGCCTGCAACGCTTGATAGATCGGGATTGATAATCCAATCCGCCAAAGGGTACTCTGGAGTATTGACCGATCGCTTGTACTCCCGGCTCAGCCGGTTGATAACGTCTGCCATCTTTACTCCGCCTTCGGATGCAGTTGGTTGACTCTTTCTTCCAACCTGGCGACCGATTGATTTAGCTTCAGCCGATCCTCGTAGCATTCGTCAGACTGTTGAGCGCACTTCTCCAAGTCCTTCCGCATGTCCTCGATCTGCTTCGCGTTGCGTGTCTCCTGATGCTTCCAGAGTGCAGCAACAGCCCCGGCCATCGCAGCGACAACGGGACCAACGTATAAAGCGATTTCGCTTGCCATGCTTTTGCTGCTCATTCAATCACGATCAGAGGAGGGGAGTCTGGGAGGTCGATTTCTTCAAGGGTCATCACGGTTGGGAGCTTGGCTTTGTACCACCTCTCAAGCTCCTCGGCTGGGATGTTGTACATCGCTTTACCGCCCCAACTAGTATTGTTGAGGATAAAATAGAGCTTGCCGGAGCGGTCGTAGAAATGACCACTCCAACCCATGTTGTGAGCCCATCGGTTATTCGGATCGCGGCCATGGATCGGGAATCCATCTGGGTGGTCACCAATCTTGCGAATCGCAACCATGCTACACATGAAAGCAGTCTTCATCTGCTTGCTGGCTTCCAGATGTTGATCGACTGATTCAATCTTGACGGATGCCAATAGGCGGTGGTCGCAGAACTGGCGAAGCTCTTCGATGAATTGCCAATTGCCAAACGCCCTGTAAAGCGATGGCTTGCCGATCGGCTCAGGTAGCATCCGCTCGCCATCAGCTCCCTGGCTCTTCAGGATCTCCAATAGTTTCGGGGTGCCGCAATCCAAGACCCCATCCTTCATAAGCGATTCCGCCATTGGCTCGCAGTACAGCCCGTCGCTTCCCCGCATGTTTGCACGCTTTCGAGCCATTCCGTAAGACTGCGGCGCGTAAGGGGCGATCGAATCTACGCCAAACTCCGCTCGGCCAAGATACTCCTCGGCGTCTCCCCTTGCTGCGATCTGTGCAATCGCTCGCTGTACCCAGACGCGAAAGGTGTTCGATGCAACGCATGAGCCGATGTCCTGCGGTAGCCAATTGTACTTGCGGCCTACGGTGATTTCTTCCAGCGTGTTGAGGCACATCGAGTTGTCAGCCATGCCCTTGCGGGCCATCGCTTCAACCCATCGCCTGCGGATCCCGGGAAGGATGTCGTTGTTTGTTGGCCGGCTTCGATACGCGACCGGCATATCAGCAGCGGCGCGTTCGTAGGTTTCGTTCTCAACCCGGATCATCTCCGCTTCGGTCAGGGTGCCATCACCCCAACCCATCGGGCCGATTGCGTGTTCTAATCCGCTCATTGTCCCGCCTCCAGTCCCGAGGCAACACAGGACCAGTACACCGCAAGCACTCCCTTCGAGAGCGGCCAGCGTCCCTGAAGATCCTGGTTGATTGACTCAAAGAGCGATCGCACTTTGGGCCGATCGGATTCAGGGAGCATCCGGGTGAGTGCTTGGAGGTCAACGCTCATAAGGTTGCCAGCGCCGGCAACCGTCAGTGTTGGGTCATTGGCGATTCGCTCGGCATAGGATCGATAGATGGCTGCGTACTCTTTGCGGCGAGGGACACCAGCAGCCCAGCCGTTTACCCGGGAGGCTAGCCTGTCGAAGTCAACCGGCAGGCTGTCAGGTGCTGGTGGTCCAGGTGGCACTGGCTCAGGTGTTACCTCGCCAAGCCGAACGACAGCCGAAGCTCGGGCGATGCCTCGCTCAGCATCGAACGCGATCGCCTCCACCAGGTACTCTCCAGGCTCCCCCGTTAGAATCAACTCCTGCGTTCCGTCAGTCCTGGCAATCTCCACCAGCTCGCCCGATTCGCTCCAGGTTCGCCTGGCCGTGACGTCCCAGAATTTGCAGTCGGTGGTCAGTGCGATCAGTGCAGCGGGCTTGCGTGTGACTGTCGCGTCACCCTCGGCCAGGATGAGAGTCCCGTGGAGGTGTACGGGCTCAGCGGATTCAACGGCCAATACCGTCTTGGGCGTGACGGATAGAGTGAGCTGGCCGTACTGGCCGAGGGCAACGGACGAGAAAAGACACCAGCAAACGAGAGCCAGACCCCGCATGGATCAGACCCCCACAAGCAATTTAAGAATGATCGGCAGGATGATCGGCAGGATCTCTTTGAGGAAGTTGGCCAGGCCTTCCCAGTTGATCCCGTAGACGTCGTTCCCGTCAGCGTCGGTGCTGTACGACACCGAGCCAGCGGGCAGGCTGCTTGGGTTGTCAGTAAATGCCTCAATCACCTCTTCGCAGCATTGGTCGTGCAGCTCTTGAAGCTTTGCGGGAAACAGTCGAAGCATCCGCAAGCGAAGAACAGCACCAGGCTGTCCAGATTCCCGAGCAGCAGCCAGCAAAGCACGATGAAACGATTGAACGTCAGCGGAAACTCGAAACATAAGCAGATCCTCCTACAGGACATAAAGCAGGGAACCGTGCCAAAGTGACAACAAAATTCCGAAAAGAATTCGAAAATTTTTCCAGCGGGAACTAAAGCAATAAAATTTCGCGTGTTTATGGC